TGGTCTTGTCTTGGGCCTAGGTGATTGCGCGTTACTACACGCGAAACGCTTGACTCGTCTGGCCTGGTTGCCGGATAGGAGTGAGGCCGTTCGCGAGTGGCGCGCTTTCAAGCGCCGCTGTTTGGCGCGCGATCTGGAGTTGGGAGTACCATGGACCACGGAGTGGATCAAGGGACTGCAACAAAAGTATCCGTGTCACCTGACGTTGGTAGGGAATGTCCGTTTGGCACGGGTGTTCCGAAAATTGCAATGGGGCTTTGGTTGGGGGTGTTGCTGCCGCCGAAGCGTTCGCTGGTTCTCAGGGTTTTGGAGCAGTTGGGGTGTTCGGAGATGAACAACACAGAACTGCTCGCCGCCTTTAAGGAACTCAAAGGACTCGCTTTGCACCATGGAGACGTTTTGTTTCCGGAGTACTGGATGGATCTATGTGACCTCCAGTTGCTCTTTGGTGCACAGCCAGAGTCTGAAGAGGCACTTAAAGAATTTGAGAAACAAGTGGAGGCTTGGGTGTACACCCCGAAGATGGAGGATGCGCCTGATAGCGATCGAACGAGAACGATCGGCTTAGGGCTCTCCCTCCTTAGAGGTTTGGTAGGCACGGCGCCGCGAGGTCGCTCCATAGCGGAGTGGCTTCGCGAGCCGAGTCGTTGGTTGGCGAACGGGTCGTCAACACTTCCTGGCATTACCGGCGCGAGGAAGAACAAGTTCTCGACCTTCGCATCGGCAACTGAGGCGGAAGCCATGGCGTGGCTGTGGGACAGGGATCCGGTTTTGTACAACCTGCTTATCAAGCGGGAGCGTTCGAAACTGCGCAACCTGGTCTCTGCTCCTTTCACGCTATACGCGCAGATGTCGTTCCTGGGGGACACACTAGAAGACCATTTGTGGACTAAGATACCGTCAAGCCTGAGTAAGCACTTCGGTCGGGCGGATTGGGCACGCTGGCAGGGAGCGATGGGTAGTCACATGTTCGTGCCCATAGATCAGTCTAAGTTTGATCACGTTCCGGGTCCTGCAGTGCTGGACATGTTGTTCGCATTTCTGGTCGACGTGTGTTGTGCTCCAGGGGACGACGAGCGCGCGGAGATTGGCATGCTGCTGAAGGAGCGGTTGAAGCACGGTACGGTCTCTTTCAACGGTAGATCGTGGCCGCACTTGCGCGGAATCTTGAGTGGGTGGCGCTGGACGTCGGTGATTGACACAGTGCTCAACTGTGCTGAGTATCTCGGTATAATGAGCACTCTGGGGATCCCCGGCAATATGCAGTTGAATTGTTTTCAGGGTGACGATACACTGATAGGTACACGTGGGTGGAGTGATACCATAGCGATAGTTACCGAGTATGCAAGGTTGCTGCCAGTGAACCCGAACAAGTTCTTCGTAGACGAGAGTCGTACAGAGTACCTGCGTATGGTGTTGCACAAGACTGG